CTCCTTGAGTTCCTGCCTCTACAGTATATATACCTACAGCATTCAGCTCATCCCAAGACCACGATTTAAATATGGCTCGTGGATGTCGCACATCGTTGATAACCATACCTTTAGGAAACTTAATTATTTCCTGTATAGTATTGTCTGTTACTAAAGCCCACATATTTTAATCTCCTAAAAAGTATTGTTATATTTAAATGGCACGTCACCCCAACAGCCCCAAACAAAAGTGCTACTTTGATTTATAGTATTGTTACTAGTTCTAATTTTAAAACCATTTGAAAGTATATCTATTGCTCTTGTAGCTCCGTCAAATTCAACAACGTTACTCTCAAATCTAACAACTCTTGAACTACCTCTATTAAAAGGGTCTCTAGCTGTATCATAGACTACCCAGTCATCAGCACTATCTGCTTCTTTAATCCAAAGCATTCGTGGTCTAAATCCTGTGTAAACAAACGGGCCGTCATTATCTGCATTTCCTTCATAAAGTCCAAACTTACTATATCCATCTACATTATGCCAAGCATATGCAACATAAGTTTGACTATTTGCATTTACTCTGCCTTCAGTACCTAAAGATATAACAGAGGTAGTAGGTTCTGTATCATTCCAAAAAGCACTATCAGTACCCGCAGCAGCATTACTATTTAAAGCAAGATATTTTGTAGCTCCTAAAGCACTGTGATAAACTCCCCAAGTCTGTTCAGAACTTCTTCTTTTGGTAAGTATAAAATCTGGTTTAGCTGATAGTCCATGTCCAATAGTAGCATTACTTCCTGTTCCTGTATAAGTCATAATGCTAAACCCACCTTTAGTATTTGCTTGTACTGTAGAAGTTATTGAACCATTTGTATTGGAGCTTGTCACTCCACCATTAGCTTTCCAACACCACGCAACATAAGTATGGTCACTAGTCCAATTATATTTATCATTAGTACCAAGAGTAAAACCATCACTAGTAAAAGATTTTAAACCATCTGAATCTGTTGCTTCTGCTATAGCAGCATATGACTCTATTCTTTTTGTAGCACCTCTTGACGAATCAGTAAGTATACCGGGATTTGAAAAACTTGCTCTTTGTTTAAGCCAGACGAGGTCAGGTTTAAAGCCACAAGTTACTGCTCTATCATCTGTTTGATTACCAGTGTAAGCAACAGCATTAAAATTTTTAGCCGGATAGTCGTCATCAGTTTGTGCAGGGTCTATGTCATCTGATACAGGTAAGTTAGCTGTACAGGGTGCTAAAAAACCTGATGGTGGAGTATAATAAAAATCACCAAAACCATTTTCATCAGCATTTCCTTGTGCAGTAGCCCTACCAGCAAATGAACTATCCTGTCCAGCATTCATTGTATGCCAAGAAGCATTGTGAGAGCCTGACCAAAAAGCCCAACTTCCACTAGCATTTGCATTTAAAGTTTCTGCATTACCTTCAGCACTACCATTTCTATAAAATTGAACTGTTTGTGTACTACTATCTAAGTCTAGTGCTACTCCAATAATAGTACCATCTGCCCACCACCCACTAGTAGTTTGAGATGGACTACCACCATCTGTATCATTGTTAAAAATAGCAGCATAGTCGTCATCTCCATATCTACCTGAAAAGTATACTGTATAGTCATTAACTGTAGGGTCACGATGCCTATTATCATTATATTTTGCATCTATGTGAGGATAGTAATGGTCTACCACTGCTACATAACCTATACTTGCACCAGTTCTTCTATATATATAAAACTCACAATACCATTTACCAGAGTCAAAAGTAAAATTAGACGGCCAACCCCAGCCTCCTGCAGTTGCATATCCTTGTAGATTACCAGTATCTAATTTACTATAACTAGCAGAGTAACTATTTTGATAAGCTAGACTATTAAAAGTCATAAAATTTCCACTACTTGCCATATCTATTTAAGCCCCCCATGTCGGACTATCAAGCACTTGATGGTCTGTGCCAAGATTACTCGCAGAATAATCATTATTGTTTCCTGAACTATCATCTCCAAGTGCAGAAGCAGATTGAAATTTAAGATGTGCTCCATTCGTGCCAAATGTAAGAGAGCTTGGGTCAGCAGGAACTAATACACCATTCTTAACATCTGTTACATCTGTATACTGATAAGCAGTTCCATCAAATATTAAAACCTCTGCGAAATATCCATCTAAACTTGTTGTTGTATCATTACTTGTTGACCTACAACCTATACCATGTGCTACTGTACTATGAACAGCAGTATCTCCAGATATACTTACTGTAGTAAATTGCACTCCGTTAACATGAACAGTATTAGTGCCACCTGTATTTCGCCAATGGATATGATACCATCCAGAAATATCCCTTAATACCCCACTACTTGTAACCAAGTTAGCACTACTATTAGTAATCATTATTTGGTCACTACTATTAATAACTAATCTAAGTCTTGTATCTGAACCACCACTAACACCAGCTTCATATAAAAATACTTCGTCACCTAAAGGTGCTGCTCTTTTTACCCACATTGATATAGCCCAAGTTTGTCTATTACCAGCACTACTAGGTGTTCTTCTCAATCTTGTTCCAGCAGATTTTTCATACCTAATTGACTGCTCGACTTGATAGTCATAAAATTCTATTATACTACTGCCTGCTGGTTTTTGCCATAACTCACTATTTAACATATGTCTATCCTATCCAAATGCAATTTGTGCCGCTCCTAATTTAATGGAATTTGCTGCTGATACAAAATAAGGTATCACATCTATTGAGTTCGCTGCTGTACTAATAGTCAACGCAGCCGCTGCTGGAGTTTCATAATCCGTTCCTGTACTTAGGGTTCTACTCCCAGTGCCGTCTTGAATAAATACTATAATACCAGATTGTCCTACTGCTTCTGTAGATGGGTTTGTTAAAGTTACGTTGCCTGTTGCTGTAAGTACAAAGTTTTGATTTGCGTTAAAATCTAATGCTACATTACCACTTTGCGATCCTGCTGTCAAGGTTTTTCCACGAGCAGCACCACCAAAGGTTGATACTAAGTTTTCATCTATGGTTATTGCTGGTGTTGTTCCTAGTGCACTTCCTAAACCTATAACTAAATCATCTGCACTATCGTCCAGTCCTATGTGAAAGTCTTGAGCGTTACCATCGAATACAATCTTTGCATCTTCAGCACCGGCATCACCAATTGTTAAAGTTGGTGTACCACCAGTTATAGTTACGTCTCCGTCTATTGTTAGTAAACTATCAGCTACTGTAATCAGATCCGTATCATCAGTATGTCCTATGGTTGTTCCGTTGATTAAAACATTATCAATATCTAGTGAACCACCAGAGATAAGTCCTGTAGTTGTAATTGTAGAAGAACCAGTATCTATATTTCCAAATCCAGAAGTTATAGAACCAGAATTTAAGGCACCTGTTGTAACGATACTTGCACCACCGGCTACTGGACTTAGTACAGAAGCTATTGCTGTACCATTGATTGTTATAGCATCTGCTTCTAGTGTACCGTCTACATCAACGTCTCCGGAGATGTCTAACTCTGTAGCAATAACTTTATTATTAAAGGTTGCCGCTCCAGCAGCACTACCATCTATTGTTAAGAATGTTGTGTCAGCACCACCGTCTGTTCCTTTAAATATAATGTCACTATCATTAGCCTGTGCGTCTACGGTTATATTACCAGAAGATGTTGCAATAGTTACAGCAGCGTCACCAGTTCCTATATCATCAGCAGCAGTGGAAGAGGCTACATATGATTTTATCTGTGAAGCATTTATATACTTAGTAGCACCGCCATCATCTACTAACAGCTTGTCACTATCAGCAACAGTTATACTTGTTCCGTCTGTACCACTATCAATCTGTATAGCACCACCTGCAACTTTATCAGCTGTACTTATAGTGCTAAGTTTAGAATCTGCAATAGATCCTGCAAGCATTCCATTACTTACAGTTCCTGAATCTCCTGTACCTATTAAGTTTCCTGTTGCTGTAGGCAATGTCAACACTGCAGAACTACCAGCAGAGTGTGCAGGACTTTTTAATTGTACACCATGTGAATTGTTTTCACAGTTAAGTTGAATCGTGCCCGGATTGTCATTACCCTTTACAGTTACATGACCTGTACCATTAGGAGCTAGTTCTATATCTGCGTTAGATGTACTAACAATATCGTTACCATTCATGTCAAGGTTGCCACCTAATTGTGGTGTGCTATCTTCAGATACATTTGATATCGCACCAGATGTTGCAAGTCCGGATACTACAGCACTTCTTGTAATCTTCTTCAGACCACCACCGGATGTGTCTACAGCTAGGAATACGTCATCGTTAGCTACAGTAGATATTTCGGATAAGTCACCTACAGCTACAGGATTAAAGTTAGTTCCATCTGCAACAAGTATGTGCCCTGAAGTGTTTGTGCCCATAACAAGATCGTCACCAGTTATTGTAAGGTCTCCACTTACAACTACGTTACCTGCTACTGTTAGTGCACCATCAGCTAAAGTCATTAGATCCGTATCGTCTGTGTGTCCTATGGTTGTTCCGTTGATTAGTACGTTGTCAATATCCAACGATCCACCGGAGATAAGACCTGTAGTTGTAATAGTAGATGATCCTGTATCAATAGTTCCAAAACCTGAAGTAATAGAACCTGAGTTTAAAGCACCAGTCGTTACAATGCTAGAACTGCCGGCTATAGCACTATATATAGAACCAATGGCTGTACCATTAATTGTTATAGCATCAGCTTCTAATGTCCCATCTATGTCAGCATTACCTGATATATCTAGTGTTGCTGCATCTAATTCACCGGATAGGGTAATATTAGTAGCACCAGTAATAGCACCGTTTAGAGCAACCGCACCGTTGATGTCCACAGTAGTTGCTGCTATTTGTATTTCAGTGTCTGCTACTAAATCAAGCTGTCCGTCAGCTGAAGAGTAGATGTACAATCCAGTATCTCTAAACTGTAACTTCTCAGTTGTCTCTATTAGTAAGTCATCTGATATCTTAAAATAATCTTCATCTTCCATCCATGTGATAACGCCATCGTTGGTCTCCCCATCGAATGTCATTACGATATCAGTACCTGCTGTTCCTACTCCAAACGTAGGTTGAAGAAAAGCAGATGCTACCTGATTAAATTCATTATTTAAATCAGAAGCCTCAATAACTCCTCCGTCAACAATTCCTGATGAACTTTGTCTTGTATAAGTTGCCATCTTATGCCCTTCCTCCCGGTGTAAATTCTAATTGAAATCCTTTTAATGAAAAAGGAATGTTATTGCTCGTGTCTGTAATCTTAACAGCTACAGCAAACCCCGAGCCCTCTACTGTCTGTCTTGTTATTGGTAAGTCACCTTGTCCAAACGCTGCTGTTCCAAATAAACCTACCCCAAATATAGCACCACTTCCTGATGTAGATAGAGAGAATACATTTGGTTGTGGTGTGTTAACGTCAGCGTAGTTATATATAACAAACAAACTAGCACTAACTGCACCTTCTGGTTTCCAGTTTAAGTTTACTCTCTGCATTGTTTTTCTAATGCCCGGATCTCCCATTGTTATATCTGGAGAACGGTAGGTAGCATCTATGTTCGCTGTAGTTGCACCCCTAGTAAAAACATTACCAGAATCCTGTTTGTAGACGTACCCATCGTACCCTCCGCTGATAGTAGTCTCCACGTTGCTAATCAATTCAGAATCACAGCACGCCACTTTCATACCTTTAATATCTGAATACTCATAGCCCATTTGATTTGTATTCGGGTTGGTTTTAATCACAGCAATCAGCCCTTTCTGACTTGATTCTAATCCACCTGTTTCTGGGTAGAACAATCTATACTGTGATTTATTTCTAATTATCGTTGCTGTCACGTTGTCGTAACCTATTTCATTAATCCTATCTTGCACCTGTTTAGAAACAGTACCTAGTTCCACGTCACCGATTCTAGCTGTACCAGCAATTGTACGAATACCATCAGCTGCTAGGAAAATAATATCACCACCTATTTCCTGTATGGAATGATGTGCAAGTGTACCAACATTCTTCGCCACCTCGGCAAGTGCAAAGTCAGAAGAACTCTTCCCTGCAAGTTTATATATACTAGATTCCCCAAAGATAAATAACTCATCACGGAAAACTTTCATACCTGTAACTTCCACACCGATACTAAAAGAACCTGCACCAGAACCTGATGTGAAGTTATCTTCTTGGAATGGTACGCTAAATATTATCTCAGCTTTGCTGTCGCTCATGCCTGCGTAGAACATATGGTTAGCAAATGATTTTACAAACTTAGGATTAGTAGGAGCTGTCCCACCACCTGTAGCATTTATTATATCTTCTGTATAGCTAGTATTAAGTGTAAAAGCACCTGCAGACCCTGTTGCTATTATTATCTTATCCCCTGAACCATAGTTAAACTTATCAAAATCGTAAGTGTATTCAGTTCCTTTACCAGTAGCTCTACTAGTCCAACTACCACTTGTAGTTCCTGTATAGACAGTGCCACCTCTTCCTGCTATTACTAAATCATTAAATATAGCAGTTACCATTATTCTTTCTGATGCAGACGATACCTGTGGTACTATATTAGAATTGAACAATGTCGTACCGTTTAGTCTCCTATACCCACCTGTTATGTCCGGCTCGAAGTTTACAAGTTGCAAAGCCTCTCCGGGATGCATAGCAAACACATCTTTGTTCAGAGTTAAGCCTCCTCCTAAACTAGCCTTGAATGGTGATATAATCGAGGTATCAGGCATTTACATGTATCCTTGTATCTGTCATATATGCTTTAGTGTTTATATATTCTGATCTCATCAACTGCAGTTGGTACTGATATTCAGCAAGAGCCATCTGTGCAGCTTGAGCATCTGATCTTAGTATGTGTGCGTAGTATTTAGCTCTGGTTATTATTACATCTTTAAACCTATCGTCTAAATCCATCGTGTCACCGTGGGCAGATAAGTCTGTGTGTACTTTCCAATATTCATACTGGATGCTGTAATCACTCTTATCAGGCACAGGAGACAATCCAAACTGTTTATCCTGTGTGGGGTATACATGTGTAGGTTTCCCTTGAGAGGATTCGTTGTTTGTCAGATCTCTTGTTAAGAACCTTTTGTTCCAATCATCGTAGGTCATATACGTCAATCTAGATACAGGAATGTTTTCTGATATCCTAACATAGTCCACATCTAAATTAGTAGAGTCATCGTTGTCTAGTGTTATAAAAGTAGTAGAAGCAGATGCTGTAAACACAGAGCTTAGAACTTCTCCTTCACCAAAGTTTGTTACAGTTATTGTTTCACTCAGGTTAGTTGTATCTGCAGCTGAAGTACCTACTTGTACTTTCAAACTTGATCCTCCTGAAGAGGAGTCAAACACTCTAACTTGTATCCTATATTCTTTATTCTTCACAGTAGATACAGATTGGTTTGCTGCTGCAGCATTCAGTCTTAATCTACCATTGCCTCCTGAGTTGTAAGCAGGAGTACCAGATGATGTTGACCAACTAGTGATTGCAGATGTAAACTCACCGTTAGTAATTAATTCTTTAGGAACTATGTTGAAAGAGTCATAGTCTATTTTTCTATACGCAGCATCGCCACTTAATGGATAGTCTGTACTAGGCAGAGGATAAGTACGCTGTCCTGCATATGTAATTTGTTCTGTTGATTTGTAAAGATCAGGTATTTCTGATATAGAGTTATACACCTCGTGCATAGCTTTTAATATAAACTTCTTAACGGCTGTTTGTATACCCCTACTAGTAGAAAACGTAGTAGAAGTAAGTTCAGCTTCGTTCATTTCGTTTAACACATTATTAACTAATGTTAAGTAGGTAGTTGCCATTAATTTATCCCCATTGTTTTCTTGCTACGCCTTGTGCAGTTTTAGATAGTTCTCCGTAGTGATACAATCTTACACTGCTTTTATTATGTGTCTTACCTGAGTGTAGTTGACCGTTTGGCATTTTATGCATGCCGCCCTTGTGAACCTTACCCTGTTTAGTATAATGATTTACGCCTTTCATCTAACAATTCCACTTTCGTAATGATTTATTAATTCTTGAATTAGGATCATTCTTCTTCTTAGACCCTGTTAATTTCTTCTTCATGCCTTTCATACGAGCACAAAAACTAGTTCTTCTTTTAGCCGACTTAGAATTTTTCTTTAATTTAGAAGGTTTTGTAGTCACGGCTGTCTTTAACTTAGATCCGGGGTTTGCCTTTCTGTAAGACTTCACACCTTTTTTGTTCAGTCCTCCCGCTGGGTCTTTCCCTTCTTTTCTTTGCCATGCTGGTGTTTTAGTCATAGTCTAAGTAGACTTCTTTTTTTTCTTCTTAGGAAAACCAGCCTGCATATTTGCGTATGCTTTAGGGCTGATAGTCGATTTCTTTTTACTTCTAGATATTCCCTTTTTCTTTCGTGCATTTATATTTGCGTATAGTCCTCTTTTAGCCATGTTAGTTATCCAGTTTTTTTAAGATTAAGTTTAGTGTTTGTTCAATTATCTTCATACGGTTTTCCAGATCTTTTACTTTATCTTCTTCAACCGTTTTAGGTCTTCGTATTTTTTGTGTAGATGTTAAATTTATTGTCGACATGTTTTTCCTTTGTTTAAATTGAGGGAGAAGAATAACCCCTCCCTCAAGATTACTTAGTGTTAACTCACAGTATCGTGCTGTGCATCAGTATTGTTGTCGTCTTCATCAACACCTGAAACGTCACACATTACAGCCCATACTCTAATCTTACCAGCGGATGAATCTGCACCACCAATAAGTATGTCTAGAGTGTCTGCAGATGCTGCTACGTGTCTAGCAGTCGCAGTCAATGTGCCATAACCTGTAGCATTAGTGTCACCGTCAACATATATATCAACGTCTCCACCTGTAATACCTAAGTCCATAGTAGCAGAACTAGAAAGTGCAGTTATCACTTCTATTCCAGCTTCCATAACTAAAGTCTCTGCAGGTATGTCTATTACTTGTAAGACATCTCCATTATCAGGCCCAGTATCGCTTCTAATTGCTGATAAGTCGATAGTATTCTCAACTAAGTAAGGTGTCCTCCCATTAGAAGGATGACCTGTTGTGCCACCGGCACCAGTTACATTAATTGTACCCATTTTTTATATCCTTTCTAATTAAGTGTTCAAGTCAACTACGCCAGTGAATACAGCTTTGTATCCATCACCGGAGCCTCTAAGAACTTTTCTGCCGAAGACATGTAAACCTCTTACGATGTCAGAAAAACTATCTGGATCTCTTATTACTTCTGTCTTAGCAATATGAGATGCAGTAGCTGTTGAAGACATATGTCCAAACAACACATCAGCTTCACCAGATGTTGATGAAGGGCCAAATGTATTTGCTTGTGCTGAACCTGTTGATCCAACGACCATAACATTAGTTTGATACAAGTCGAAACCGTGTATCTTTCTATCTGTTACTTTACCGTTGAACAGAGCAGATGGTCCTCCTGTTACAGATTGATCCATAATTTTTGAATCTGCTTGTCTTAGTATTTCAAAAAATTGTGGAGATGCAACCATCCATCTATTCTCAGCAGGAACATCATTGTCGTCTAATACTCTAGCTGCTGTACTAATGTAGTTTGCTATTTCGTTACCTGTATTACCAGATATAGCAGTACCTGCAACACCTAATGTTCCGTCTATAGTAGCGGCTCCATCATTCATTGCATTTAGTACGTTAAAGTCATAAGACTTCTTCAAAGCATACGCTCCTGAAGATGTTGCAAGTGCTTCAAAGTTTACGTGTGACTGTCTCTCTTCGATATCGTCCACTTTAAACGCAAAGTAGTTGCCTTGGTCAACAGTCAGTGTAATCTGATCGTCTGCAAGAGTCTGTGTATTCACAGTTTGTCCTCGTGCATAAGATGCAACAGTAACTGTTGGTTCTTTTAGTATATTTACAGTATCGCCAAAATTCTCGATTTCCCCAGTGTAGTCGGTGTTAGTAATTGCTTCTACAACCGATGCTCTACGGAAATATTTAAGAACCTTTTGACTGTAAATAGCTGGTGCCCAATTTCCAGAAGGTAAATTCTGGTAACCGGCTGCTTTTCCCATTGTAGCCATATTTAGTTTCCTTTATATTTATTCATTAATAACACGACCAGACTTCATAGCCTGATCAATTTCCGTTTCATACTTCTCAAACTCCCAAGGTCTAAGTTTCTGAATTTCAGACATCTTCCATACCTTTCCGTTTTTGCCAGTTGTGTTAATCTGCTTTGCAGTAGATTTGCTCACAGCTCTGGCAGCATCGTTAGATTTGTTAGAGGTCTGTTTCCTAGTTATACCAACGTCTGCTTTATATAAATCAACAGTCCTACTCGCCCAATTAGGATCGGTATTATTTTTCGTAATACCTTCAGAAATGCTTTTGGGCTGTTGCTCAAGCCAGTCTAAAAACTCTTGAGAAGTCTTTAGCTCATTAAAATCAGGATGGTCATTTAAAAGCTGTTTGTAAGCTGATTGAACCTTTAGTTTCTTTTCCTTATCAGTTAATCTGCCTATTTCAGCTTGGAGATCTTCCACTTGTTGAGAAGCCATCTTATGAGAGATAGTTTCTACAACTTGGTATACGTCTGGATATTGATCCTTAAATTGTTCTAGTTCTTCAGCAGTCTTTGGTGGAGCGTACTTAGGAGCTTGCTCTATAGTGCTCTTTTGAGCTTCTAAAGTTTCCTTTTCTTGCTTCCATTCAGATAGCTTCTGATCGTAGTACTTTTTAAGGTCATCGTATCTTTTCTTATACCTAACTTCAGTTTCAGGGTCTCCTTGAACCCCATCCGACTCTTGTTGAGCAGGCTTGGAAGAATCCATAAAACTTTCTACTTCAGGAGTGGCTTCCATCGTGGCCTCGATGTTAGTGTCCTCAGTTTCTTCAGTTGCGTCATCTTCAGTTAGTACTCTATCTTTTCCCTTGTACATATCTACACGAGGGTCGCTATCGAGTACCGTTGCTTTATTATGTGCGTTAGTCTTTCTTTGTTTTGCCATTGTCTTATTCTCCTTTATCAGTGCCTCTTAATTGAGGGTGGCTGTTTATGGTTGTAGAAATCCAGTGCCGGGGCAAACGGGTGGCTGGATGGTTTTTTAGTTTTTTATCAACTAAAATTTTGTTGAGCTCCTTTAAATGGTGCTGCAATTCCTTGTTGAGGCTGTTGCTTACTTTCGTATTCAGCTACTAGTTTTTCTGTTAACTCTGTACCTCTATTGTTCATCTTCTCTAATCTTTTATATCCTATTTCTTGTGCGATAATGTCTGGTATCATTATTTCACCATTTGATATTAATATATCTTCTGCTTTTTCTGGTATCTCTCCTAAGTCTAACTTCATACCTTTCTTTTGTAAATTATCTATAGCTTTTTGTATTACATCTTTTATATACATTTTACCGTTAGCAATTACAGAACCTTTACTCAGTATAAAACCATCACTTTTAGTTTGTACGTCATCTGCCACACCTGAGTTGTCTTTTCCGGCTACGTTTACTTCTCCCGTAGGCCCTGCCGGTATAGCTTCTTTATCTGCAGGGGCTG